ATCAAATATATCTTGGTAATCCCAATTTAAAAAAAGCAAATACTCCACATGAGTTTACAGAAGAGCAAGTTATTGAATTTATTAAATGTAAGAAGGATCCAGTATATTTTGCTAACAATTATATAAAGATTGTTTCTTTGGATGAAGGATTAACCCAATTCCATCCATACGATTTTCAAGAGAAGTTAATCAGAAACTTCCATGAAAACAGATTTAATATATGTAAGATGCCTAGACAGACTGGTAAGTCTACTACATCTGTATCATATCTTTTACATTACGCTGTTTTTAATGATAGTACTAATATTGGTATTCTTGCTAACAAGGCAGCAACTGCTAGAGATCTGTTAAGCAGATTACAGATTGCATATGAGAATTTGCCTAAATGGATGCAGCAGGGTATAATATCCTGGAATAAAGGTAGTTTAGAACTGGAGAATGGATCAAAGATATTGGCTGCTTCTACGTCTGCAAGTGCTGTCCGAGGCATGTCGTTCAATATCCTTTTCCTCGACGAGTTCGCCTTTGTCCCAAATCATATCGCAGAAGCGTTCTTTAGTTCTGTTTATCCTACTATTACGTCTGGTAAGTCAACGAAAGTAATAATGGTATCTACCCCTCACGGGATGAATCATTTTTATAGGTATTGGCATGATGCAGAGAGAGGAAAGAATGAATATATTCCTACAGACGTTCATTGGTCACAGGTTCCTGGTAGGGATGCTGATTGGAAAGCACAAACTATTGCAAACACTTCAGAACAGCAATTCAAAATTGAGTTTGAATGTGAATTCTTAGGTTCGGTTAATACCCTAATTAATCCAGCAAAACTAAGAACAATGGTATATGACGAACCATTACAGAGGAATGCGGGATTAGATATCTATGAAAATGTTAAAGAGGACCATAATTACATAATTACAGTTGACGTTGCTAGGGGATTGGGTAATGACTATTCTGCTTTTATAGTTTTTGATACTACAGAGTTTCCATATAAAGCAGTTGCTAAGTATAGGAATAATGAAATTAAACCAATGTTATTCCCCAATATCATATATGATGTTGCAAAGGGGTATAATAATGCTTATGTTTTAATAGAAGTGAATGATATAGGAGATCAGGTTGCTAGTATTATGCAATATGACTTAGAGTATGAAAATATTCTGATGGCATCTATGAGAGGTAGAAATGGTCAGATAGTAGGACAAGGATTCTCTGGTAAGAAAACTCAACTTGGTGTAAGAATGACATCAGCAGTTAAGAAGTTGGGTTGTTCTAATCTTAAGAGTATTATTGAAGATGATAAATTATTGACTACTGATTATGAAATTATATCAGAATTAACTACATTTGCTCAGAAACATCAATCATTTGAAGCAGAAGAAGGATGTAATGATGACCTAGCAATGTGTCTTGTTATATTTGCATGGTTAGTTCAACAAGATTATTTTAAAGAAATGTCAGATAATGACATTAGAAAGAGAATTTATGAGGACCAAAAGAATCAAATTGAACAAGATATGGCACCATTTGGTTTTATACAAACAGGTTTAGAAACAGAAAGCTTTGTTGACGATAATGGAGATAGATGGCATACTGATGAGTATGGTGACCGTTCTTACATGTGGGATTATAGGTAATGGAATTAACTGATGTTAATGTAAACAATGTATTAGATGAGTTACGTCCTTACATTGAAGCAGATGGAGGGTATTTGGAATTTGTTGCTATTGATTATCTTAAGGATGGTCCTATTGTCATGGTAAGAATGTTGGGTGCTTGTGCTGGATGTGCGATGAGTGCTCAAACTTTAACTATGGGAATTGAGAGAAAGATACAAGAAGTATTTCCAGAGGTAACAGCAGTTGTATCTGTATGATGGACTTTGACGAACAGTTAAAGTTAGAACACTTATTACTGTCTGAACGTAAGTGTAGAGTATGTGGTAAAATAAAGAATTTATTAACTGACTATTATTTGACTAGAAAGAATAGGGGAGAAATACCGTCATCATATTCTTATGAATGTAAAGTTTGTACGATACAAAGGATAGTTAAGAATAGAAAAAACCAAGCATTTAGTGATTGGATATACCCAGATTGGTAATGTTCACGCATCGTTTCCCCAATGAAAATACCGCTTTGAATAAATATTTCTAGATTAAATCTGAGATTCGGAGAGAAAAAAGATGCCTCTAAATTTAGCATCTCCTGGAATTATCGTAAGAGAGGTTGACTTAACAATTGGTAGAGTTGATCCAGTATCTGGTTCTATTGGTGCGTTAGCAGCTCCTTTTGCGAAGGGTCCAGTCGGTCTTCCTCAATTGATTGAGAGTGAAGATGACCTTTATCAAACGTATGGAAAGCCATATAACACAGATAAGCAGTATGAGAGTTGGATGGTAGCATCCTCCTACTTGGCATATGGTGGTACAATGCAAGTTGTACGAGCAGATGACACAGGACTTAAAAATGCATCTGACAATGCAACACCAGCATTAAAGATTAAGAGTGATGATCATTATAACCAGTTAGGTTATGACGATAACACTATTTCAAGTACAGTGGTTGCTGCACAGAACCCAGGTACTTGGGCAAATGGTATTAGAATAGGAGTTTGTGATGCTAAGGCAGATCAAGAACTTCTTGCAGTTGTTGGTGTCAACACTGTTGGTTATGCTGTAACACAGACGATGGTTGGTAAAGCACTTATCGGTGCTGGTACAACATCACAAGCAGATGGATACCTGAAAGGTATTGTTACTGAAGTTAACTCTACAACTGTTGGGGTTAAAGTTCTTTCACATGTAACTAATGCAGGTGTAGAATCTGATGTTGATTATCAACCAACAGGTACATATGCATTTAATAATACAGGTAGTATTACTGCTACACCTACTGGAGTAGCAATTGGACACGCAAGTGGTTATTCAACATCATATAGTTCACAGAGAGACTGGTTCGAACAGCAAACTGTTGGACTAAGTACTGGTTTAGACCCACTTGAATGGGATCAACTAGCAGATCGTCCATCAACTTCAGCATATGCTGCTTCCAGAGGAGGTAGATTTGATGAAGTACACGTTGTTGTTATTGACGACAAAGGAACTGTTACTGGAAATGCTGGTACAATTCTTGAGAAGCACCTTAACCTTTCTAAAGCAAAGGATGGTGAATACTCAGCAGGAAGTCCTTCTTACTGGAGAAAGTATCTTAAGAATAACTCCAACTACATCTACGGTGGTGGAGCACCTAACCTCACTCAAACTGATGCTAACGTTAAGGCTGTAGGTCTTACAACATCAGCATACGCTACATCAGCAACAAATAGTCTTGATGCAGATAGCGGTTGGGATCAGGATTCCAAGAATGTAAACTTTGGAGTAACTGGAGCAGCAACATTTGAATTAAATGGTGGACTAGATTACGGTGGTGGAACAGACATCAACGTAGCAGGTGCACTAGATTCTGGTGTAGATGACATTATTGGTGGTCTTAACATTTTCTCTAATACAGAGCAATATGAAGTAGACTTCATCCTACAAGGTTCTGCTAACTTTACTAAGGAGCAGACACAAGCAATTGCTAATAAGGCAGTCGCTATTGCTGAAGCAAGAAAAGATGCTATTGCATTCCTTTCACCTTACAGACAAGCATTCATCACTGATACAAATGCTGGAGCAGCAACTGTTCAAGATGATGATACAATTACTTCTAATGTAGTAAGCTTCTACGCACCTATTACTTCTACCACATACGGTATATTTGATAGTGGGTACAAGTACATGTATGATAGATTCAACAACACATTCCGTTATGTCCCTCTAAATGGTGACATTGCTGGTTGTTGTGCCAGAGTCGATCAAACCGACTTCCCTTGGTTCTCACCAGCAGGAACAAACAGAGGTGCGATTCTCAACATTGTGAAACTTGCTTACAACCCAGGTAAAGCACAAAGAGACACACTATATTCAAATAGAATTAACCCAGTTATTCTATCACCAGGAGCAGGAATTATCCTATTCGGTGATAAGACTGGATACGGCAAAGCATCTGCCTTTGATAGAATTAATGTTCGTAGATTATTCATCTACCTTGAAGATGCCATTTCAGCCGCTGCTAAAGACCAGTTGTTCGAATTTAACGATGAAATCACAAGGACTAACTTTGTGAACATCATTGAACCATTCCTACGTGACGTTCAATCAAAACGAGGAATCTACGACTACGTTGTTATTTGTGACGAAACAAACAACACAGCAGCAGTCATCGACAATAATGAGTTTATTGCCGATATATACATTAAACCTGCAAGGTCGATTAATTTCATCGGTCTAACCTTCATCGCCACCAGAACTGGTGTTGCATTTGAAGAAGTCATTGGTAAAGTTTAATCCTACTTAGAGTTCTAAAA